GCCAGCACGAAGACGTCGGCGGACTACACGGCGTCGGTCGCTGTGGCCATGGCGCCGGACGGCGTCGTGTACCTGCGCGACATGGTGCGCGGTCGATGGGAGTGGCCGGAGGCCCGGCAGCGCATCCGCGACTGCATGCTGGCCGAGCCACGCGTCGTGCACGCCATCGAGCAGGCGATGCACGGACTGGCGGCGATCCAGGAGCTGCGGCGCGATCCTGCGCTGGCGGCAATCACGATGCGTGGCGTGACGCCAGACCGCGACAAGATTGCGCGGGCCATGCCGTGGGCGGCGCGGGCCGAGGCCGGCAAGGTGCGACTCGTGGCTGGCGCGTGGGTCCGCGAGTTCCTCGATGAGGTGACGGCGTTCCCGTCGGGGCGCCACGACGATCAGGTCGACAGCGTGAGCGGTGCGTTGCCGCTGCTGCGGGCCGCAGAGTTCAGGGGGGTTCGATGAGCGAGATCGCGCTGCAGCCGGCGCAGAGCGTCGAGATCTGGGATTCGTTCATGGTCAACGGCACCGTGTACTACGCGCTGCTGAACCGCAACGCCAACTACCGCGCCGAGGTTTACCGCCGTCGCAGCACCGGGCTCAACGAGCGGCTGTGGACGGGCGACGCGGCGTTCAAGTACGCCAGCGTGTCGATCATGCCCAGCGGTACGTCGCTGATCCTGCTGTACAGTCGCGCCAGCGGCGCGGACAGCAAGACACCGTACAGGCCGTACATGGTGACGCTGCCGAACGTGGTCAACTAGGAGACACGATGATTATCGATGTGGAGACATCATGCGACTCGTAGCAATCACGCCGAACGCGGAGCAGCTGGTGGTGTACTGCGCGCGCGTGTCGAACCCGGCGAACCAGGGCAACCACGCAACTGGCCGGCGATTATTGCGCTACCTCATCGAGCACGCGCACTGGTCGCCGTTCGAGATGGTGCACGCCACGCTGGAGATCACGACGAGCCGCGCCATCGCACGGCAGATCCTGCGCCATCGCTCGTTCGCCTTCCAGGAGTTCTCGCAGCGCTACGCCACCGTAGCCTCCGACGTGACGGCGATCGAGCTGCGGGCGCAGGGCGCAGCGCGGCAGGGCAGCGACGGCGATGCGCCGATGGCGCGCGACGATCTGGCGCAGCGCGTCGCCGACCACATGCGGGCCACGCAGGCACTGTACGCCGATCTGCTCGCGGCGGGCGTGGCGTACGAGTCGGCGCGCATGGTGTTGCCGGAGGCGACGGAGACGACGATGTACATGGCCGGCTCGCTGCGATCGTGGATTCACTACCTGCAGCTGCGGTGCGCTGCGTCAACGCAGCTCGAGCACCGACGCGTGGCGATCGCTTGTCGCGCCGTGCTGGCGGCGGAGCTGCCGGTGATCGCCGAGGCACTGGACTGGGAGACACGATGAGCCCGATCATGCAAGCGGCGCGGCAGGCCGCCAGCCAGTCGCAGTGCGTGCGCCGGCAGATCGGCGCGGTGGTGGTGCAGTATGGCGACGTCGTCGGCGTCGGCTATAATCGTGTGGTGATCGGCGCGCGCGACATGGTGTCGTGCGCAGCCGTGTGCCGCCGAGCGCATCGTGACGGCGCAGTCGATCCGGCGTACCACGACTGCTACGCGGTGCACGCCGAAGCGGCGGCGCTGCTCGAGGCCGGGCGGCGCGCAGCTGGGGCGACGCTGTTTGTCACCGACGTGCCGTGTCACGCCTGCGCGATCCTCGTGGTCGCTGCCGGCGTGGGGCGCGTCGTGATCGGCCAGGCAGAGCGCGACGTGCCTGACGTCCTGCAGCAGATCGCGATCGAGTGGGAGGGCGCTGAATGAACTGGTCGACGCGGCTGCGCTACGGGCTGGCGCGGATGTTCCTCAAAGCCGGCGGGCTCGCCATCGTGCCGCGCTGGGTCGACACCACTGTGCTCGATCCGACGTGGCGCGCGCTGTCGCGCGACGGATATCGGCGCAACGCGGCGGTGTATGCCTGCGTCAGTACGCTGGCCTTCGACCTCGTCGAGCCGGTGCTGCGCTGCTACAACGCGCAGGGCGAGGAGATGGGCGCATCGCCGCTGGCGCGGCTGCTGTCGCGACCGAACCCGATGCACTCGCAGCGCGAGTTCTGGACACTCGTCGCCGTCTACGCGGCCGTCGGCGGCAACGCCTACATCCACGTGGTCCGCGATCGACGCGGCGTGCCGGTAGAGCTGTGGCCGTACCACGCGGGCCAGATGGTGCCGGTGCCGTCGACGGACGCCAGCGCCAGGATGTGGATCTCGCGGTACGACTACGTGAACGCGGACGGCACCGAGCAGCCGGTACCGGTCGAGGACGTCATCCAGATCCGCTGGCCGAGTGTCGACCTCGAGCAACCGTGGGTCGCGCTGTCGCCGATCGTGGCCGTGGCCGCCGAGGTCGACGCCACCAACGAAGCCATGCGCTACGTCAGGGCGTTGTTGAAAAATGACGCGATGCCGCGCGTGGTGTTGCAGACGCCGGCGGGCCTGATGCTCGACGATACGGCGGTAAATCGCATGCGCGCGCAGTGGTCTGAGCGCTACGGCGGCGACCAGCGCGGCGGCGTGGCCGTGCTTGAGGAAGGTGTGACGCTGCAGCGCGTCGGCCTGTCCATGAGCGAGCTGGCGTTCGATGCGCTGATGCGCGTGCCCGAGGCGCACATCGCCGCGGCGTTCCGCGTTCCGGCGATCGTGGCGGGCCTGGGCATCGGCCTCGACCGCTCGACGTACAGCAACTACGCCGAGGCTCGGATATCGTACACGCAGCAGACGCTGATCCCGCTGTGGCGCATGTGGGAGGGCGAGATCCAGGCGTCGCTCGGCGATCCGTTCGGCGTCGTGGTGCGCTACGATCTGTCGAACGTCGCGGCGTTGCAGGAGGATCAGGCTGCGCGCGTGACGCGGACGATCAACGCCTGGTCGGCGGGCATCATCACACGCAACGAAGCGCGTCACGCGCTGATGTTGCCGATCGACGACGCGGGCGACGTGTACGCGCTGCCGACGTCGGTGCAGCTGCTCGACGCGCAGCACAGTCCAGTCATCGGCATGCCGACGCTGACGCCGACGACCGACGCGCCGCCGACGGCAGCCGACGCGCCAGTCGAGACGCGGGCCGCGCCCAGGGCGCCGCATCCGATCGCCGAGTACGTGGCGCCACCGATCGACGACGTGGCCGAGTCCATGTTCCGACGGCTGCGCCGCTACGTCGATGGGCAATACCGAACGGCGGCAACCGAGCTCGAGCGCGTGGCGCAGCGCGAGCTCGACGCCGAGCGGGCGAGGAACGTGCAATGACCGATGCGCCGTTCAATCCGTTCACGGGCGGCCTGACGCCAGCGCAGTCGGAGCTGGTCGTTGGGCAGCTCGACGACGGCACCGAGATCGCCGAGATCATGCGGCAGTTCTACCCGCTGCTCCTCGAGCGCGCGTGGGAGCGGGCCGGCGGTCAAGTGCAGCTGGGCTTGGCGTTCGATCTGCGCAACCCGCGTGTGCAGGAGACGATCGCCGGGCTGGCGCAGAAGGTGCGCCGCGTGGCCGACGTCACGCGCGACGAGGTCCGCGCCGTGCTGGCGCGTGTCGACGCCGAGGGGCTGAGCTACCAGCAGGCCGCGGCGCTGCTGCGCGGCGTGGTCGAGACGACGGCCGACGGCGTCGAGATGCGGCCGTTCGACAGCGCGTACCGCTCGTTCATGATCGCGGTGACCGAGTCCGCGTACGCCTACAGCCGAGGCCAGGTACTGGCGTGGCAGGAAAGCGGCGAGGTCAATCGGATGCAGTGGGTCGCGGAGACGAACGCCTGCGCCATCTGCCAGGGACTCAACGGACAAATCGTCGTGCTCGGCGCGCCGTTCGAGGGCGGGCGCGAAGTGCCGGCGCATCCGAATTGCCGATGCGCGTTGTCGCCAGTGCTGAGTGACTGATGCTATACTGACCACGACGGAGGGAACGCCATGGCCTGGGTAATCGGCGCGTCGCGCGATCTGCCACTCAACGATGATCTGCCGTGGGACGGTCCGGGCGCGGCTGCGCGCGTGTTCGAGCTCGCCCAGTTCGACGGCGACGAGCCCGACATCGAGCTGGCGCGGCAGGCGTTCCTCGTGTACGACGACGAGCGTCCGGAGTTGCGCGGCAACTACAAGCTCGGCATTGCCGACGTGATCGATGGCGAGCTGCAGGTACTGAGCAGCGGCCTGCGCGCTGCGGCGTCGCGACTGCCGCAGACCGCCGACCTCAGCGAGGATGTGGTCAACGAAGCGCGCGAGATCATCGACGGCTACGTCGCCCAGATGCTGGACGACGAAGAAGACGACAGCAGCGACCGCTCAAAAACGCTGCCACAGATGCGCGAGACAAAATACGACGCGCCAGGTTGGCTGCGCGGCAACGCGGCCCGGGGCTTGGAGTGGTACAGCGAAGGCTTGGCGGGCGACGGCGTGACGGCGCAGACCGTGCGCGAAGCGCGGGCCATGGCCGGCGGCTTCGTGAGCGAGGACAAGGCCGTGCGCATGGCCGCGTGGTTCGCGCGGCACATGACGGACCTCGACGCTCCGGCAGCGAACCCCAGCCACGATGACTACCCGTCGCCGGGCGTCGTGGCGCACGCGCTGTGGGGCGGAGGCACGCGGCGGCAGTCAGAGCGCGCACAGCGCTGGGCGGAGGAGCAGGTGGCAAGCGAACAACGAACAGCGGCGCCACGCCACGAGCGCAAGGCGGTGGTCATCGCGCCCAGCGGCGTCAGTGATCGCACGGTGACCGGCGTGTTCTCGGTGTTCGGGAACATGGACAGCTACGCCGACGTCATCCACAACGGCGCGATGGAGAAGACCTTGCGGGAGCGCGGCACGCGCATCCTGCACCTCTGGCAGCATGACATGGACGCGCCGCCGATCGCGATGATCGAGTCTATCCGCGAGGTACCGCGCCAGGCGTTGCCGGCGGAGGTCCTGCTGCGCGCGCCGACGGCCACGGGCGGCGCCGAGGTCACGCGGACCTACCTCGACACGCCACGCGGCAACGAGGTGTTGGCGGCGATTCGCGGCGGTGTGCCGCTCGAGATGAGCTTTGCCTTCGACGCGATCCGGTACGACTTTATGGAGTCTGCGGATTCTCCTATCGGCGTTATCCGCAACCTGCGCGAGCTGAGACTCTACGAGACCAGCGACGTTCTGTTCGGCGCGAACAGCGCCACCGTCGCGGCGAAGACTCATGGCCGGCTGCCGATCGCGACGCTGCTTGCAGCGCTGAAGGCGGCGATGAAGGCGGGCGCGCGGCACAGCACGCGCGACACACAACTGATCAACAGCATCGCCGAGGCGGCGATCGAGTTGGGCGCGACCAGCGTGCGCCTGATAGCTCAGCCTGATCCCGACGAGGAGCGCGCCGCTCGAGTAGCACTCGCTGTCCCGGTCGATCGGTCACGGCAACTGCGCGCTGCAGCAGCCGCGCTGGCGCTGCTGCACAAGGGAGGATCATAACCATGGCGGACACACAGCGCCTCTACAACGAGGCCACGGAGCTGTACGGTCGTGCACGGGCATTGCTCGAGGCATCGCCGAGCGGCATGAGCGCTGAGCAGTCGGCGCAGTACGACACGATCATGGAGCAGTTCGACGGGCGGATCGCCGAGGCGAAGCGACTCGAGCGCGGCGAGCGCGCAGCCGGCATCATCGCCGAAGCGTCGCAGCCGCAGGCGCGCTTGGGCGTCGGTGGTGTCGAGGCACGCAGCGCGACCGAAGATCGCCAGCTTGGCCTGCTGCGCAATTGGTTCAAGGGCGCGCAGCTGTCTGCTGCCGAGCGCAAGGACCTCAGCGCCGGCGTCGATGCCCAGGGGGGGTATCTCGTCGCTCCGGCAGTGCTGGCGCAGGGCATCATCAAGTTCATCGATGATGAAGTGTACCTGCGGCGGTTGGCCACGGTCATCCCGATGGACGTCGGCACTGAGCTCATTGCCCCCACTTGGGATACCGATCCGGCAGATGCCGACTGGCTCACCGAGATCGCCAGCGTCACCACCGACACCAGCATGGCGACTGGCCTGCGCACACTGCGGCCCAGCCGCCTGTCGAAGCAGGTCAAGATCTCGCGGACGCTGGTGAACCAGAGCCGCATCAACATCGAGCAATGGATCCAGGCTCGCCTGGCCTACAAGTTCGGTGTGACCGAGGAGAAGGCGTTCATGACCGGCTCGGGCGCTGCCGGCGTGCCGCTCGGCGTGTTCACTGCCAGCTCGCAGGGCATCCCGACGAGCCGCGACACCACGGCCAGCGCGGCCACGTCATTCACCGCCGACAACCTCCTCGACACCAAGCACGCGTTGAAGGCAGCGTACTGGTCGCGGCCGGGCACGCGCTGGATCATGCATCGCGACACCATTGCCCGCGTGCGCAAACTCAAAGACGGCAACGGCAACTACCTGTGGTCGCCAGGGCTTGGACCGGGCGGCGGCATCACGCAGGGCCTGCCACCGACCATCTGCGACGTGCCGTACCT